GGTAAACGTTGAGAAGTCGTCGGATCGCGACTTAGACGCCGACACAACAAGAATGTTCTTTGTGGGGTCGAGTAATAGTTGATGTACTACATATGCACTACAAATCCACGATTTACCGACGCCTCGAAACGCCATGATGACGGAACGCTTTGGACCGCCTTGGATGAAGTTAGCGATGTCGTACTGGAGAGGCGTTGGATCGGGAAGACCCAAGTGTTTCCAAACGACGAATAAGAAGTTACGGAAGTCCCGAAGTTCGGGTGGTACGTGGCTCACTTGGCTTGTCTTATCGCTTCCTTGTCGGAGTCATCGTCGTTAAACGGTAGGACTTCTGCAAGCTTACCAAGAGGCGATCCTTGCTCGCTCAAGCTGACAACATCGTTGTCTTTAAGTAGCTGTCTAGCGCCGTTTAAAAGCGCCGCATTGTACTCAGAAGCACCGACCTTCATCTCCGTTATAGCTTGGGTGTAGGTGTCTGCGATGAGTACCTGTAGGTTTTCTAATTGTTCTCTTTTCTTCATATGCTTATTACTTTCCTACGCGTTTTAAAGCGAGTTTATGAGATTGTGTAAAGGTGCGTCCCTTTTTCATTTCTGACTTCATTAACTCCATGTGTTTTTTAGAATGATGTTTAGAATGTCGTTTAAGGGTTAGTTGTTGTCTTTTGTTCATAACTAACACTTCCAGCGTCTAAGCGCTAAAGCCTTTCTTGTTGGTCGTCCTTTACTATCTTTCATCGGTCCTTTGACGCCGCCCATGCGCGCACAAAACGAACGCTTACGACCGCCGCCTTGGGGCTGTGGCGCTTTAAGATTACTACCTGTTTTAGCGTTGTAGTACTTGCGTCCTTTCGCGGTTAAGCCGCCTTTCTTGGACTTGTGTTCTTTGCGTAGCGATACGCCTTTACGCTTCATTTCTTCGGAAAGCCTTTCTTCATATTACCGTAGGCTTTAGAAGATACCGTTGATTTGCTTTTAGGACGACTGATACCGAGTTTACGGCGTCGGTTCATATTTGCGTATAGTCCTCTTTTCTTTTTCATATGTATATAATTATTATTTGTGTTGTCGGTTCATTAACATTTCAAGCATACGGTCCAGTTTATCGTTGATCGCTTCAAGCTTCTTTTCTAATCCACTCATTCGTTTTTCAACGGATACATCTCGTTCATGCTGGGCTGCAAGTTCGACTTCAATCCTCGTTAAACGTTCCTCGTCTTTGTCGAGTCGGTCTGAAAATTTCTTGAATATCCAACCAAACACGCCGATAGCGATTGCCAACGCTGTGTCAAGGAAGTGGGAGATTTGTTCTGGCATCGTATTATGAAGCGTTAACGCCGTATAAACGGAAGATACCAGAAGCAACTGATCCAGCCGCAAATTTAACTTGTAATCCTGTAACGGCTGTAGTTGCTCCGTATTCTCCCGCACCCCAACCGCGATACACCGCGTTACCCGCGCCTTCCCATACTGAATCAATCATAATAAGCGTATGACGAGAAGAAGAACTTGGGGTACTTATCTTTATTGTAAAACTTCCACCCGCTTCATCTGCTCCCGATCCTAAACCGTGTAGTGAATTCGTACCACCACAAGCATGTATGTAAGTACCCGCTTCTCCTGACGTGTTTATTAACGTTCCATCCGACGCACCTTGCCAATTAAAAGTCCAGTTATAAGTGGAACTTTGAACCGCGTCACCCGCTGTTTTAACAAGTACATATAGCTCCGTATCATCTGTTGTTGGTACAACGTGTTCAGCTTCAAACTCATAACGCGTGTAAGTCGCTGTCATTAAACTATTAAAGTCAACAGTGGCGACGTTCGATGTTATATTCTGTGTATTAAGTAAAGTTCTAGTACCTCCTCCAACACCTGTTAAAGCTGAACCGTCAACTGCTGGTAACTTTGCGCTCCCGTCGAGTTGTACGACGTTTGAAGCCGATGTACCGACGTTTAAAGGTGCTGCCGTTCCAAGGGAAGAGGTATCCGCTTTAGCTGCTAGTGCCGAAGTTGTTGCGTAGGTAGAACCAGCGTCTACATCTGATACCATGCGAGAATGTGTCTGTGTTATTGCCATATATTGTGGTGGTTAAATATTAAAACCGTTATTAGATTTTACTTTTTAATTCTTCTACTTGTTTAGATAATTCTTGAACAGCTTTAATTAAAGGTAGAACGAGAGCGCCATAACCTAGTCTTTGTACTCCGTTAGGTTCTTCATCCCATCCATCCCATTCACTTATGTTTAACTTATCTAACACACCTTTAACTTCTTGTGCTATTAAACCTGTATAAGTAACTGGATTATCCGACGGTCTACTGTACTCTTTGCTATCTTTATCTTTATAACGTTCTTCTAAAATCTCCTTATCCCAATCAGCGGGGTTTTTCTTGTTAAACGTTTTTGTTTTAAGTTCGTTAATAAACTCTAAACCTAAATTACTATCTTTAACATTCTCTTTTGTTCTTTCATCAGACAGCGAAGAAATACTTTGAGTGTTACACCTTAAAGAGGTAGTGCTAGAGTTACCTAAGACTACTTGATTATCTGCTGTCGCAATTGAGTCCGCACCTATTTGAATACTGTTGTCATGTGGGTTTAAAGCAGAATTACTTACCGTCCCAGCATTATGTCCTATACCAATACTATTAATTCCTGTGAGTCCACACATAGAATTAGCACCGATAGCTATAGTACCAATTACTTGATTATCTGCTGGAATAGTATTATGAAAAATATCATCTAAAGCTCTATCTCCAATAGCAATGTTATTTTGGATATATGCAGTTCCTGATGACTGTAATGCTCTCCCCGCTGTTTTTCCAATTATGATATTACTATTTGCACCTCCTCCCGCAGCGTCATCAAATTCACCTTGTAATGTAGCGCCTGTTGATGCTGATGTAAGTATAAGATTTGATTTTCGTGAATCCGCTATATCTGTAATTCCATTAGGACCATACCATATATTGTTACTAGGAAAGGGCGTAGAACTGGCGCTTCTAGCTGCTGTGTTAGCTGCAACATCTGCGTTATTAGAAACCTCCGTATCAAAGTCAGATATAGTAGCAGCAAGTTGACTGCCTGTGTGATTAGCCCTGTTCTTTAAATTAGCGTCTGTATCGTTTGCAGTAGCGCCCACTGCTATACCGTTTAATTTAGCACTATTTAACTGCGTATCTGTTACCGCGTTATTAGCAATTTTAGCCGTCGTTATAGCGGTATTGTCTATTTTAGCCGTCGTTATAGCGGCATTGTTTATTTTAGCCGTCGTTATAGCGTCATCGACAAGTTTAGTTGTTGTTATAGCGGCATTGTTTATTTGCGCAGTAGAAACCGTTCCAGTCGTCACAGGTATCGCATAACCACGTTGTACTACAACAATGTTTGAACCCGTTGGAGGCGTCGATGTAAAGGTAATTGTATTTGCATTAGCATCAATAGCATACGCAACGGTAGGTTCTTGTAATACACCGTCTATAGCAACTTCATACATCGTATCACCGTCTAAACTAATACCCGCACCAAACGTAAATGCTGCGCTTCCAGCGCCTGTAAATGTAGTCTTAACTGAGTTAGTAGACGAACCACTTACCGTGTTAGAAACAGTTGTATCAACGTAGTTCTTAGTAGCTGCGTCTTGTACGTTTGTAGGATCGCCTACACCTGTAACTTTATTAGCTCCTAATGCGAGGTTACCTGACATCGTATCACCTGACTTAGTAACCTTTAATGCGTCGTTTGTGTCCGTGTAATTTTTGGTGGAGGCGTCTTGAGAGTTTGTGGGATCGCCTACACCTGTAACCTTATTAGCGCCTAGTGCTAAACTACCCGACATCGTGTCGCCTGACTTATTTACTTTTAAAGCGTCGTTTGTATCTGTATAGGTTTTAGTCGAAGCGTCTTGAGCGTTTGTAGGATTACCTAGACCTGTAATCTTGTTTGTTCCCATCACGAGACTACCAGTCATTGAATCGCCAGCCTTGGCAACTTTTAATGCGTCGTTTGTGTCTGTGTAATTTTTAGTAGAAGCGTCTTGGGCTATTGTCGGTTCGGCAAGATTAATCAGTTTTAAATTACGCGCATCCCAATTTGTACCCCCTACTTCTTTTTGAAGGGATCGTTCATTCATCTCGCCGATCTCTTCGTTTAAATAAAGATTGTGAAGGTAACTATCGTCCAAGTTCTTTTCGGTTAGTACCGATCCATTGACGAAATCAACGAACGCTATGGACGCGTTTGAGTCGCGTCTAACTCGTACCTTCTGACCCGCTGTAGCTCCTGAGTTAAGAACGATTTTGGTAGACGGTGTAATGACAAGTGAAAATGCGCTTGAAGACGTTCCGTTTATTTCGACAACGACGTGTGCATCTTCGAGGTAAGGAAACGAAAACGCGAAGTCCGTTTGCGAAGCCGTTGCTGTGTAATCTACGTATGTATTAGGCATGATTTATTATTTCTCTATGTGTTATTGATTAAGTAATGAAAGGATGTCTGAGTGATCTGCACCTGATTTATAACTGCGTTTAGCTCGTGTAACTTGTTCGTAGTAATCGCCTAGTTCTGGAAATTCTTGCATGGTTTCGTCAAGTGCTTCGTTCCTGTATTTTGTCATCAAGCTAGTTATCTTTTGTATGCGAGGACTAGGTAATCCAGGTTCTGACTGCGATGCTAAACGTTGATAGTTTCTTGATTTAATTAAGCGTTCTAAAGATTGCCTTAATGTCTTTCCACCTATCTTCAAAGTCTGTAACTTTTCGTTACGCCTGTCGTGAGCGGTTTGACCATTAGCATTTGTATAACCTAGTAAATCAATCAAGCCGTTATAAGTAGAAGGAGGTTCACGGAACGCATGGTTAAGATTTGCCATTTCATTTAATACAGCATCATTCTTTTGTGTACTTGTGGCAATCGGATTTATTGCGCCTATAATAGGAGTGTTTTCAATTATGACTTCTTCGCCCAATAAATTGCGTTTAGGATCGAGACTGTCACGCCCTCCAGGAAGTTTATTTAATAAAGCATCCGCTAAACTGCGTACTTCTCGTGATTCTTGGTCGCCTGTACCGTATTGTATCTGACTTAGAAATCCACTGTAAGGAAGCATTGAAGAACCTAAGTTACGAAGTAAGCGATCACTATAACGTTCTGGATCGGACAAAGCTTCTGTAAACATCTGTACACCAGCAAGATACGATTTATTTGTAACGTTTCTAGCAAAGGTAATAGATAGCGCTGAAAAGACGTTCTCATACGTCGATGTGTTGACGTCTTTAGGTGCTTTAATTCCTGTCTCTACTAAGTCAGCACCTACGCCCAAGATCGTCCCTAACGGATCAAGTCTCTGATAGCTGTAATATTTATCTCCAACTTTAATACTGTACGGTTGCCATCCTGTTGCTCTTAAAGCTTTCTTTTGCTTCTCATCCTTTGGTCCGCCTCCTGTAATATATTCACGATTGTTTACGATGGTATCAATAAGAACAGCACTTAACGCAGTTGAAGTTGCAAGTTTACCCATAGTTCTAGAGCGCTCTATAGGATCAGAAGATTTAATACCCGCAAGTAATTGCTTTCGTTCTTCTTTTAAAAATCCTGGCATTAACACGCCTGGAGTACGTTCAAAAGCAAACGCTAATATGTTAGTCGGTGTACGTACAAAAGGCATAACAAAACGCAAAGGTGACCACGATTGAGTAGCTTGTTGTATTGTCGCTCCTAACGATCCTTGGGTGAGGTCTTTTGTAAAAGTAAGATAACGTGACTCTTCTAATGCAAAATCAGCAAGAGCAGACGCGTCTTTACCTTTTGAATTATCTTGTACGTATTTACTAACAAACTCAGACTTTTCAGAAGCGTCCTTAATGCCGTTTTTATCCGCCATTAAACCGCCTTCTCTTATAAGCGACTCTTCAGAGTAGTGACGACCACCAGAAGTAATTACATCTTCCAAACCTTTT